TTACTAGCGGCCCACAGTTTCTTAGGTTTGGCAAATAGAGCATACGTTCTAAGAGCAGACGTTGATTTAGGTCAACTAAGTGCTTCTTCAAGTGCACCATCTGGTGCTATTGCTGATGGAAGTTACTGGTTAGACACAGCAAATTCAGTCTATGGACTAAGAGAATATGATGGTAGTGCTTGGGTTAAAAAAGACGTATCCGTTGTAGACGCAATCAATATCAATTCTTCAACAGGCGGACCTAAAAGAGCATTTGGTTTGAACGGTGATTTTGCCGTTGTTGCAAACACAAGTGCAGGTGGAACAGCCGCAAATGTTAAGTATTACGAAAAATTCAGTGATGACTGGTACCTTATTGGTAGCACAAGTTGGAACTCTGCAACAAGCAGTGACTTCCAATGGGCAAGCCATACAACAGTACCAGCACTTAAGAGCGATGGTGTTAGTTCATTAGCCGCTGGGGATTTATTCATTCAAACAAGTACACCTAACCAAGGTGCAGACTATAAAGTAAAACTTTACAGTTCTTCAACAAAAGCATTTTCAACAGTAAGTGCTCCTTTCTATGCAAACACTGATGCCGCATACGCCGCCATTGGTACTGCAAACGTAAGTGTTGGAAACCTAGTTGGTTTGTTTGACAATGTAGATCCAGAAGAAGGAACTGTTGTGTTAAAAAGACACAATGGTAACTCAACAGTAGTTGCTACTGGTTCAGCCATTAGTAACTTAGACGTATCAGGCAACTCAAGTTTTGACATAGTATATGGCGGAACAACAGTTGTAGTAACTTTAGCAGGTACTATTTCAGGTACACCTGCAACATCAACTGCGGAAGATGCCGTATTTGATATTAACGCCGCATTAGCCGGTGCTTCTATTACTAAAGTTACAGCAAGTCTAGGCAGTGACAACAATGTCGTATTAACATCAAGCGATGGTAGAGACATAGTATTACAAAGTAACCACGCAGACTTTGGACCAAGTTCAGTAGGATTTGGATCACAGGCGGTTACAGCAGGTATTACATACTCTAACTTTGCAGATTTAAGTTACGAAGCAAGTAAAACATCAATTACAGGTACATTAGCAGAAGGAACTTTCTGGTATAATGCCACAGTAGCAAAAGCAAACATTGATATCTTAGAAAATGACGCATCAAGTGGATGGCAGACATTGACTAAAGACTTGAATGTTGCCGCTTCTGCTCCAACAACACAATCAGATGGAACTGCTCTAGTGGCAGGGGACATTTGGTTAGACTCAGACGATACTGAAAACTTCCCTTGTTTATTCAAGTGGAGTGGTTCAGCCTGGGTAAAAATTGATGGCACAGACCAAGTTACTTCAGAAGGTATCATTTATGCAGACTTCAGACAGTCTAAAACTTCAAGTTTAGATGCTGATGCTCCTGCACAAACAGCCTACCCAGCAGGTATGCTTGGATTTAACAAACGTGCTTCAGCAGGTAACGTCAAAGAGTATAAGATTAACTATACTCCTGCTTCAACAAACATTGGTAATGTTTGGGTTGATGCAAGTGGAAACCAAGCAGACGGTAAGATGTATGGATTAAGAAAAGCAGTTCACAACTTGGTGAAAATCAAGATGCAAGCCGCTATTGTTTCTAATGATGACATTAGAGCAGAAACTAATTCATTTAACTTGATTGCCGCTCCTGGATATCCAGAAATGCTAGACGAAATGGTAGCATTAAGCACAGACAGAAGAAATACTGCTTTTGTTGTTGCTGATTCACCATTCAGACTTAAAGCAGATGCTACAAGCACAAAAAATTGGGCAACAAACGCCAACAATGCTAGTGAGAATGGAGAGGACGGACTTGTTTCTTCTTCACCATACGCGGCTGTTTACTACCCAAGTGCTTTAACAACTAACTTAGATGGAACTAACGTTGTTGTTCCTTCAAGTCACGTTGCTTTAAGAACACTTGCATTTAACGACCAGGTTGCTTTCCCTTGGTTTGCACCAGCAGGCTTCCAAAGAGGTCTAGTGCAAAATGCTACATCAGTAGGTTTTGTAGATCCAGCATCAGGCGAATATGTACCAGTTACATTGAACGAAGGTCAGAGAGATACATTATACAGCAACAAAATTAATCCAATTGCTCAATTCCCAGGAAGAGGACTTGCAGTATTTGGACAAAAAACACTTAATGCTAATGCTTCTGCATTAGACAGAGTGAACGTTGCTAGACTTATTGTGTACATAAGAGAAAGACTTGACGATATCGTTAAGCCGTTCTTATTTGAACCAAATGATGCAATAACAAGGTCAAACGCAAAACAAGTTGTTGATAGTTTACTATCTAACCTTGTTATACAAAGAGGTTTATTTGACTTTGTGTCAGTTTGTGACACTTCAAATAACACTCCTGCTAGAATTGATAGAAACGAACTATACATTGACATCGCTATACAGCCTGTCAAAGCAGTTGAGTTTATATACATTCCGATTAGAATCCAGAACACTTTGGGTACTACAGGATCTAGTTAAACAACGCATTAATGAAAAAAGGCGTCTTTTAGGCGCCTTTTTTTATGTCTGATTAAAACTGTGTTTAATCTTTTTCACCCATTTTAGATAAATAAAAGTAACGATAAGACCAGAGTTAAACAATGAGTCTTACGATTTAGGAGAAACTAAAAATGGCAAGAGATGCAACAAAATCAAAATTTGGTGTACCGATTGGTGATTCAGCCGGTATTTTAATGCCTAAACTGAAGTTCAGATTTAGAGTACAATTTCTAGGTAACTTTGCTGGTCTCAGCAGAACACAAGAATTTACTCAAAACGTTATGAATGTGACTCGTCCTAAAGTAAACTATGAAGAAGTTCAAATTGATTCTTACAACTCAAGAGTGTATGTTCAAGGTAAACATGCCTGGGATCCAATTACAGTTGTAATTAGAGATGACATTCAAAACAATGTTTCAAGAATCGTTGGTGCTCAAAATAGTAGACAATTAAACCACTTTGAGCAAACTGCTCCATTGGCAGGTGAGAACTATAAGTTTAACATGATTATAGAATCATTAGACGGTTCAACAGCACAGGCTTCTGAAGTGTGGTTTTTAGAAGGATGTTTCCTAACTAACACTGACTATTCAGATGCGGACTACGCCACTAACGAACCAGTAACTGTATCATTAACTATCAGATATGATAATGCGATACATGAGAAAGGTACAAGTAGTATTGTAGACACATCAGCAGGAGATCCGTTTACTAAAGAAGCACCGGGCGCCGCAGGACCTTCAGCATAATAGGAGTTTAAATGCCTATTCGAGTTAGAGGTGTCGGGGGTAGGATACTTGCAGACATCATGGGTAACCAATATTATAATGGTTATCGAGATGAAAATGCACGTTCAACTGATGGACAAACAAATTCGGGACAGGGTTACCTAAGGGACTTAAACAATGCAAAACGTTTTGACCCTGGAGTAAACCCTGTACGTCAAAAGTTTCAAGGATATGTCAATTTCAATTTTAACCCTGCAATTGACATAACCTCGTTACATTCAAAGGACACAAAGAATACACTAAGCAGTCTGGTAAGGACTGCTTCAGTGCCTTCAGCAGAACTACAAACCGACGTAAAAAATCAATACAATAGAAAACGTGTCACAATAACACATACAGAATTCAAACCAATTGAAATTTCTGCATATGATACTGTGGATTCTGCATGGGTAATTGTATTGATGAAGGCTTATGCACACCTATTCACTAACCCAATTGGAAAATTTGACGTATCAGGTGACAGACCTGCACCAAAAAAAATTAAAGCAGACGTTGTTCCGGCGGCAATAGCCGGTGGAGGATCAGAAGCAGTACCACTAGGTGAATTTGAAAGTGACCTAATGGGAATGAATCTTAGAGATGCGGCTACAAGAAACTTTATAACCAGTATGGAAATTGTAAAGTATCACGGTCAGAAAGCAATTAGGTATGTAGTGTTCAATCCAATTATTACAAGTTTTGAAATAGAAGGTATTGACCACGGTGATTCAATG